ATATTACAGAAATACATCCCAGAAAAATCAATGCACGCTTTTCGTCATACATACGCTACTACATTGTTATCAAACAATGTCGATGTTAAAACCGTAGCAAGCCTACTGGGTGATACGGTCGATACAGTTATTCACAATTATATTCATTATACAGATGAGATGAGAATAAAAGCTGCAGAAAGTGTAGCTAATATTTTTGGCTAATTATTTTTGACGAATTTTTGATAAATAAAATAAAATCCTAGCAATATCAATGGTTATTATGGGTTTTGTTAATATCTTTTATTTTATCATATAATTTTTGTGTTTTAACATATATAATTAAATTTCAGTAATAATCATTGTGGTCAAGTTTTTGCACAGTATGATTATATATAAAAATCATCAAGAATAACATATAAATTTTGACGTTTATTTGACGTCAAAAAAAATAAGGGGTACCGCTTGGGTACCCCTTTTGTTGTAATTTACCATTCAATATTATGTTTAGTGGTAAAATTTACGATTTTTACTTCTAATCTAATTCAGTTAGTCTAAATAATTTACCGTTTCTAAAGATCATTTCACATCGATGGTTATTTTCATCAACTAATGTGGCCTCGAACAACCCCTCTTGCGGAACTTGAATATCTTCTGCGAAATTGTAAGTCTTTCCGTTAAATTCAAATGTCTTTGCCATATTTTTACTCCATTTTTAATACCGCACCGCCAATATCAATTTTATAAGCATCAATTATTTTCTTTCGTATTTGCTTAAATTCTTTTCCGTGTCCTTTAAAATGACACTCGATAGTGGCATGTGCTAACTCGTGATAAATTGTATCTATAGTAATACCATCTTTATGATTATCTGTACTTAATTCAATTAAACAAAAATCATCATTTGGATAACAATATGTCGTACCTAATCGTTTTTTACTTCTACCAGTATATTTGTGAATCAACAAATCAGGTTTAAAAGAGTATCCTAAGGCTTCAATATTTGTAATCGCTTTTAGAAATATATCAGCATACGGCATCATATCGTCATCAAGATATAGTGTACTCATAATGTTTTCTTCCAATAATAAACTATTAGTTGACTGTTGCAAACCGTGCAACTCGGAGATAATTGGATCACCATTCCTTTACTGTATATAGAACGCTGCCACCTTCAAAATGCTGCCCGTCAAAGTGTGCTAATACTTCAACTTTGCCTGCTTGATAGCCAATAGTCTCATAGG